TTTAAGCTCCTCAAACATATTTATCATTATTACATAAATGTTATTCTAACAACGCCTGAACCACCCTGTGTGCCACCGGCACAACATTTGTGAGCGTTATCGTAGTAACTATTTTCGCCTGACTGTCCACCGCCAGCTGGCCAGTTGTTGTAACATCCGCAAACACACCATGTTTCTGATGCAGAGTTAAACGAACGTTTACCAATTATTGGTGCGGCGCCAGTCCAATTACCACGGCGTCTACAATGGTGATGACCGTTACCAAAACGCATACCTGTGTCACCCATCATTACCATATCGGCACCAAAACCGCCACAAATATTACAGTTAGCGCAACCCCATGAGCGATCATATACGCCCCAAGCGTCTGCGTTACAGTTCCATCCACTACAACCACCTGTTACACAGAAGTTGTTTAGGTTATGTCCGTTTACATATGAACGACATCCCATTCCTGCTGTACATGTATGTGATTTTTCACATGGCCATGAACCGCCAGCGCACACTGTATATGTACAACCAGGTGTTGTTTCAATTGTTTTAATAGCGTAGTTTCCGCCTTGTCCAGAGATAGTATACATACAGCAGTTAGCACATGTACCTCCTGCGCCTGCTCCGCCGCCTGACCAAATTTCAAAAGTAACTGTTGAAACACCACCGGGCACTGTCCATAAACAACATTGACCATTTGACTGTCCGCAACAATCACCGTTGTTAGCGCACTGATGACATTCTAGGCCGCGTTGATTGTAGATCCACTGTACACCGTAGTTGTGTCCTGCACCAGGTGCTAGATCTGCTCTAGTCAGCTCTCGATCTGGAATACTTTCTGTTTTTACTTTTTTATAACTTGCGTATGACGCCATCTTGTTTTTCCTATTCTTTAAGCAAACGTAATCTTAACAATGCCTGAACCGCCTTGACCTTGTCCGCCGCCGCAGCATTTTTCTGCTGTTTCACAGTAAGAACTCATTCCGCCTAGCGATCCGCCAGCTGGCCAGTTAACGTGATATCCACATCCGCACCATGATTCTGTTAAAGACATTTGGTGAATTACTCCGCCTAGCATTGGTGCACCGCCTGTTGACTGGTGGTCAGCACCTTGACAATGACAACCTGAGTGACCTAGTCTGTTTCCAACAAATCCCATAATACCAAAGTCTGCACCAAACATACCACAAATGTTACAGTTAGCACAGCCATATGACTTATCATATGTACCCCATGCGTCACCATTACACATCCAGCCACCACAACCACCTGTTACACAGAAGTTGCTTAGGTTATGTCCGTTTACATATGAACGACATCCCATTCCAGCTGAACAAGTGTGTGACTTACTACACGGCCACGAGCCGCCGGCACATACTGTATATTGACAACCAGGTGTAGTACTAATATGCTTCATAGCATAGTTTCCGCCGGCGCCGCCGCCATTAAATGAACAACAGTTACAACATGTCTGTCCGGCTCCGCCGCCTCCACCTGACCAAATTTCAAATGTTACTTTTGATACACCACCGGGTACAGTCCATAAACAGCATCTTCCATTTGCTTGAGCACAACAGCCGCCAGCTGCTGAACAGGTTTGACATTGTAATGCTCGCTCAGCATAAATCCACTGAACACAGGCTTGGTTACCTTCGCCAATTCCGATTTTTTCAGCTGCAATACTGCCGTCTTCGAATTGGTCTGTTTTTATTTTTTTATAACTTGCGTAACTTGCCATTCTTTATCCTTTTACGTAAATGTAATTTTTACAATTCCCGAGCCGCCTTGACCCATGCCGCCTGCGCAACATTTTTCTGCTGTTTCACAATATGGAGAAACGCCTGATGCGCCACCGCCTGCAGGCCAGTTTACATAACATCCGCAAGCACACCATGCTTCTGATGTTGCCACAGCTTGCATTTTACCAATTAAAGGTGCTTGTCCAGTAAAGCTAGTTTGTCCATGACATCTACATGCACTTCCGCCTGTTCTAAAGCCAGTTGTTCCTGGCATTGTCATATCTGCTCCGCCAAAAGAAGCGCAAATATTACAACCTGCACAAGTACCATGAATACGTGGACCCCAAGCATCACCATTACACATCCAGCCGCCACAGCCGCCGATGACACAATAGTTGCTTAGGTTATGTCCGTTTACATATGAACGACATCCCATTCCGCCTGTGCATGTATGCGACTTACTACACGGCCACGAGCCGCCGGCACATACTGTATACTGACAACCAGGTCTAGTACAGATAGTTTTTGATGCATAACTACCACCTTGGCCCCCGGCGGAGAATCCACAACAGTTACAGCATGTATGTCCGGCTCCGCCGCCGCCACCTGACCAAATTTCAAATGTTACTTTTGATACATTGTTCGGAACAGTCCACAAACAACATCTTCCGTTTGCTTGCTCACAACACCCGCCGGCGTTAGCACAGTTATGACATGCGTGACCTCGGCTATTATAAATCCACTGAACACCGTATGCGTTTCCTGCGCCGTTTACTAATTTATCTTGCGTAACTGCGCCGTCTGTAACTTGTTCAGACTTAACTTTTTTATAACTTGCATAAGATGCCATTTATTAATTTCCTTAATATTATACTGATAGTAGACGCCAGCCGTATGTTCCGCCTGAATAAACTATGTCAAACGATGCACCTTCTGAGTCTACAGTTAGATCTGCACCGTCGCCCATAATTAGGTTACCATTACGTGCAAGTGTGCATGCATTAGTATCAAAAGTACGTGCTGCGTCAAACACACGAATCGAATCGCCTACTTGCGGACTTGCTGGCAATGTAACAGTTCTGCTGCCGCTGCTAGTGTCCATAAAAATTTGTTGTCCTGGTGCTGCTGTAACATTACTACTAGTATTTACTGTTTCAAACGCACCTACCGGAAGCCAAGAAGTTCCATTGTAAAATTCTAAAAAGTTTCTGTCGGTATTAAATCTAAAGAAACCTGCTGCCGGAGCAGTTGGTCTTTGATTTTCAGGACCATACGGAAGCGTTGCTCCTGTTGGTGCTGAACCTAGTGTAATTCTTCTTCCCATTACTTACTCCTTAAGCCGGTTGTGCTGTTTCAATGCCGTACGCAACAACGTTTACGTTTGCTTGTGACGATCTTACAACAATGTAGGCATTAGCTTCAATTACAATACCTGTTCTTTCTAGCACACCTTTAGGTGCTAGCTGCACGTCATACTCAATATATTCAGCATTACCCGGTGTTTCAGTTGTACTAACTGCAACACGAATGTCTGCTGTGTTAGAACCTCTGTTACAAACGTTGATGGTTGCTACTGCGTAAAATCCATCTGGTACTTGATATACCGTTTCGTTTGTGCTTACAGATAGGTCTGCTGTTCCTAGTCTACCATTTGCCATTTTATGTTCTCTCCGTTAATATTTATCTTGTTACTTTAAGAAGTATGATAGCGCAACTGGATCGCCTGCGATACCACCTTCAAAGTTAGCTGTAGCAGTAATATTCAAAGGCACATTAGTACTTGTACTAATTGTGTCTCCAGTAATATTTACCACACCTGCCGTAATGGCGTTTACGTTTAGTTCCGACTGACCGCCACCAATCTGTGAGTTAATGTAAGCAATAATTGCTCGTTGTGTTGGTACAACATTATCTGAGTTAGCACTAAATGATCCATCTGTACTAAATTCGTTAATGACTGCACCGCCAGCACCTAGTCCAACAGCACCAAGTTGTAGTTCTTGTAGTCCTGCTAGTGAGAACGCATTAACATTCAAACTTGCTTGTCCTGTTGCCTGTTCAACGTTAAACAAACGTCCAACACGGAAGTTACCATCTTGGTCTGTACTTGTGTAGAACACTCGTCCGCCACCGCCTTCGACTACTTCATCGTCAATATCTGGTGCAATTAGTGGAGTACCTGGATAGTTAGTATTCTGGAAATTACCAGTACCAATGTCTAGGAAGTCGTGTCCTGTTAGTCGTGTTTGAGAATAACGAATTCTCAATTCAAAACTTGTTCCGTGTGCAGGAGCAGTTTCAATTCCTGTATCTGGAGCAATTTGTAAATTAGCAGTATAAGGACCGTTTCCTAACAATTCACGCACAGCAACAATCTTAAAGAATCTACTATCGCCTGTAATAGTTAAGTTTGACCCTTCTTGCGGAATGTCTGTTAGTCCTTCAACATTAAGGTACTGTCCTGACTGGAAGATATCTGCATAACCGTCTCCAGTTGTAACTTCAGCACTTGCAGTTTCGTAGTCAACACCTCTATTACTCCAAGTAGGTTGAGTTAGAACACCGTCTGCAATTCTTACATCATGCGGTACATCTAGTGTACTACTCGGATCTGTAATTGTCATTGTTGGTGCACTAGTATATCCACTACCTGGGTTAACAATACGGATCTCAACTACACGCTCGTCTGATACTCTTGCACGAGCAAATGCGCCAGAACCGCCGCCGCCGCTAAATGTTACTCTTGGCTCAACAATGTAAGTTGTAGTAGCATCTAGTGCAGTTTCGATTGGGTTAGTATAGTGGAATGTATCCCAACCTGCTGTGCCATCACTTTCTTTAGCAATATTAGCAACTTTAGTATTAGCGTTATATGCAGTAATTCTACCATACTGTCCTGCGCCTTTACCTGATAAGATTACAATACGCATACCAACATACTCTGCTGATTCTGCAACTTCTGTGTTAGAAAGTGTAATAGTTGTTGTAGTACCGGCCTGCGCAGTGTTTGTATTTGTATTGAATCCACGACCACCAAAGCTATCTGCTTCTCCGTCATCGTTATACGTACTTCCGTCATCTGGATTACGTAGTCTTACTTCAAATATACCACCATTAACAACGTTTGCACTATCTACTGCTGCGCCAAAACCTGCACCTGAAATACCGTATGTAGCAGTTGTATAGTCTTGACCTGCATTAGTATATTCAACATGTAGTACTTCGTTACCGTCAGTTAATACATAACCAATTTGTGCTTCTAATTTGCGGTTATCAATTGTACCAGTGATTGGAACTTCTGTTTCGTCAACACCTTCTGATACAGCGCCGAAGTCGCCATATGAACAGTTACCGTTAGTGCCACGAATCTTACCGCCTTCTTCTGCTAGATAACCAATGTGTCCATAGTATGAGAAGATACTAACAAGTTCTGCTCTACCTAAGTTAGTTACCCATGCACCAATACCGTCACTTAGTACCTGTGTAAAGTCGTTAGCAACAATCGAATCGTTACCGCCATCGTGGATGGCACCGTCTACTTTAATACCTACACAGCCTGTACCAAATGTTGTTACACCTTGTACATATGGTGAACGTGTTTGAATCCATACACGGTCGTCTTCTGTTCCCCAACCTGGATCAAGTGATGTATATGCACCTGCTGTTGGACGCTTAGTACCGTAGCTGTTTGCTGCTCCAAGTGTACCATTTAATCCAGCTGTTGTCATGTTACGAATACCAGTTGCATCTCGTAGTAAGTACATGTTTTCTAATTGTGAACCTTGTACACTGTTTGTGTAGAACAAGCCTGCCATTAGTGTTTCATAGTTACCCGGATATGCTAGGTCGTATTTAAATGCATCAATATATGCGCGAACGTCACGCTCACATGCAGTTTCGTCGTAATCGTAAGCAGGATAGTCATCGTTGATCTTGCTAGTAACTTCTCTAGCAATGAAGTCTTTGTTAAGCTCTAGCAATCTAATTGCACGATAAATTTGCTCATCATCAACTCGGGTATTATTGCCACCAAATACTGGTGCTGTTGAGTCACCAGTAGCACCATTGATTTCATAATCAATTTTATCATATAGCTGTTGTACTAGATTTTGCACAAGTGTAGCTGTTCCTGCATCTGCATGAGGAAGACTATCATCTTGTGTTAATGTGTTGCCAGTTGTTGGTGTAATAGGATTACCAGTTACGATATCATCGATAACATCTTGTAAGTGTACAAGACCTGCTAGTGAGTATGTAACATCGCCCGAACCTGTTAATTGTCCTGCTGGCTCAACTCTTGTTGAACGTAGTTCGTCACCTTGGATCACACAGCGTTCTGGAACACGGATTGGAAGTACTTCAGTAAATCTTCCTGTCTTAACCATAATGCTTGTATGACGCTTAACTTCTGCTGGAAGAGTCAAACCACCGCCTAGTGTAATTGAATTTTTCATTACAGTGTGCAATGTTGTAATGTCTGTTAATACACCAGTTTCTGCAGGCTTGCTAGTATCTTTAACTTGGATATACTGATTTGCTAGTGCAATACTACCTTCTGTCTGATAGTTTACATCTGGATCGACACTGTTGATAACTTTATCAATTAGTACTAGTGCATAATCAAGTGCAGCAACGTTTTGAGATTCGCCGCCTACGTTAAACCAGTCACCGTCTGTCTGATTAATAAATGTATTTGCAACACGTCTTGTGTTTACATTTCCGCCCTTGCGTATATCTAAAATAACTGCGTCTATTACAAATCCAACAATACGTTCAAACTCTAACTGATCAAAATCAAAACCAATGAAGAACGGATCAGTTTCTGTAACAATCTGACGCTTAGTCCATTCACCTACTTCTTTTTGGATATAAGTTCTGTTAACTTCTAGCAAATAAGTTGCGTTAGGTGCCTTTGTACCTTTTTCAACTTGTTCTGCTGCATAACGGATTGTTTTCCAAGGACGGTCTAGTGTAATACCGTAGCTAGGCGCTGGAGAGTCTACACCGTTGCTAGCAACATAATAAACATCATCAGTTGCACCAAAGTCTGTCCATTCTGGAATACCAGCAGCACTAACACTTAATACTTGACCTTCTTCGCCAATTGGCAGTCTTGCTGGTCCTGATCCACTTTGATAAAGGATATCACCTTCTGTAGTTAGAGCACTTTCTTCAGCACCTGATGCTAAGTTATTCCAAAAGTCGCCTAGTGAATCGTTGTCTGGACGATTTGCTGTTTCTGATGTGTGTGCAGCAATACAAATGTAGCTGATTAGACCATAGCGTACTGCGTCACCTGCATCATAGAAAGTAGCAGTTAACCATTCATCTTTCCATTCAATACCCTGGTTTAGTCTTTCCCAGTATGTTGCGTTTGGTGGACGTTGTCCTTCGTGATTAGTAACACAAAGATATGTATAGCCGCCTAGTCTTACAACATCACCTACACGATATTCTTGGTTAGTTGAGTCGTCTCCCCAGTCGCCACGGTTACGGAACCCGGTTGTTAATAAGTCCCACGAATCATCTACGCCAGGCTGTCTATTGTAGTTGTTTACAGTAGCAACATATCCAAAACCACCAAATGTTACAAAGTCACCTGGTTGATAATTTCTATTATAGTCCCAAGTGTTTTCAAATTCTAATCCTGGTACAAAAATTTCCCAGTTGTCTTGATCTGCTTTTAGTGTACCTGTTCCTGAATCGTCAGCTGGTACAACTGAAGTGTGGGGAACTGTACAAATCCAAAGCGTAGCACCGTACTTAACAACATCGTTTACTTTGTAGCGTGTTGCATTCGCCCATGTGCCTTTGTAATCGAAACCTTCGTTTAAGTAATCCCATTTTTCTTGGTCGTCTTCTAATCCTAGACCACTAGTTGCGGCAGAAGTGTGGCCTTGGTTACAAACATAAGTTGTTCCACCAAACTTAACAATGTCGTTTACTTTATAACGGGTGCTAGTAGCCCAAGTTGCTTTCCACTCAAGACCTTCGGAGAATAAGTCCCAGCTGTTTTGATTAGCTTCTAATCCTAGAGCATCTGTAACAGCAGCAGTGTGACCAGTGTTACAGAAGTAAATATTACCTCCGTACTTGACCAAGTCGTTTGCTTTGTACTGTGTACCTGCAACCCAATCTGATTTCCATTCAATAGATGTAGCAAACAGATCCCATTTTTCTTGATCGTCTTCAAGAATTGAGCCAGCTAAGTGTCCTTCGTTACAGATATACAAAATACCACCGTATGCTACGATGTCATTTTCTTTATAAAACGTTCCTGTTGTCCAGTCGTTTTTCCATTCTGTACCGTCACTAAACTTGTTCCAATGATCCTCGTCATTGTAAAAGTTTGATGATGCTGTATGTCCGCGTACTGCTACATATGTTCTACCACCGTAGCGAACAATATCGTCCTTTAGATATTCTGTACTAGGAGACCAAACTCCTTTCCATATAAATCTAATTCTACCTAACTTAAATTCTGCCATTTAATTGCTCCGTTTACTAGCTTTTTTATATTTATCTTTATCCGTTAAAGTCATCCTGCGATGTCATTGCTGCCATAAACAATGAATTTGCAAGCATGTCTCCATCCACTCCGCCGGTAAAGTTTGTAGTTTCACTGAAGTTAACAATACCTTCAGTAGTTCCTATTTCGTTATTTGTAGCAAATACAACACCTGCTGTAATTTTGTTAGTAAACAGCGTTGCTCCACCACCTGTAATACGATTTTCTAAGTAGTCTCCAATTGCTCTCTGTGTAGGAATAATTGCATCTGAGTTTGCAGTCATTGTATTATCTGTTGAGAACTCTCTAATTGTAGCCTGTGTACCGCCTACTTGAATACCACCTAGTCTCAATTCATCTAGTCCGCCTAGATCAAAGAAGTCTGCGTTTAGTGTTAAGCCACCTGATGCCTGTGCAACTCGGAATAGTTCACCTACTCTAAAGTTACCGTCTTGGTCAGTACTTGTGTAGAACACTCGTCCACCATTGGCTTCGACAATTTCGTTTGCCTGGCGTGTTTCGTTAATAGCTTCACGACCAAATACATATAGCTCTGGATAGTTTGTATCTTCAAAGTTACCAGTACCAATGTCTAGGAAGTCATGTCCTGTTAGTCGTACTTGTGAAAAGTCCTCACGTATTGTAATTGCTTCTTCATGATCTGGCGAAGTATCAATTGCAATCAATGGACTAATTCTTACCTTAATATCAAAATTAGGTGCTACTCCGCTTGTCTCTTCAACAAGTACAATACGATAGATTGTATCTGGTTGACCTGCAAGACGTAAGTTTGATCCTGGACCTGGAACTTTTGCAACATTTTTAAGAACTAAGCTTTGACCTAGCTGATAAATGTCAGCATATCCGTTGCCTGTTAGTGTAGTTACAGCAGTAATATATCCGGTTCCTCTATTATAAAATGTCGGCTGCGGTAGTACTCCGTCATTAACATTTGTTTGTATTAACGGTTCGATATACTCTTCCGGATCTGTTACTGTAACTAAAGGTGTAGTTGCGTAACCTGAACCTGGATCTAAAACAATAAATCTGTTTAAGTTATTGTTAGCAACGGTTACACGCATTAATGCTCTACGTCCGCCAGTAATAGTAACACCTGTGTCTGATCCGTCTTTGGTTAGCCATGTAGGTTGTCCGTTTACTACGCCGCCTGCAACAGATCCGTAACCTGGTAAGTCAGCACGTTGTATCCAGTTTGCACTATCATCCGACGTTAGTAGTGTTCCGTTACTACCTACAGCAATAAATTCGCCGCCAGCATAAGCAATATTCCAATCTTGGCGTACTGAGTCGCCTACTAGATCACTGTCTAGCCAGTTTACACCGTCTGGTGAGTAAAAAATTCTGTCTGCATCATTTACAGAAGCAACAAATTTGTTGTCTCCCCATACAATTTCGTTATACGCTTCGGGGCTAGACGGTGCAGGTAAAAGTCCACCTGTCCATGTATCGCCGTTGTCTTGACTATAAACTGTGTACCCGTCTGAACTAATGGCAATCCATAAGCCTGCACCATATGTAATGTCTACCCAGTCTCTGCTAGCTGGTAAACTTACTGTTGTCCATGTATCAGGAGCAATACTCGAGTCCACACCTTGTGTAATTGTACCTTTTAGAACATTATCTTGTCCAGTAGCACATAAAATTACAGTATCGTTGTCTCTACCACCAACTGCAACACCTGTCCAGTCCCATGTTTGACCTAAATTTACATAGTCCCATAGTGTTCCTTCGTTTGAGTAGTGCAAATTAGCAGATCCTTGCGATGCAATCAACATCATTGGACCGCTTTTAGCAATAGCACTCCATGTAGCACTATTTTCTAGCTGATTAGTTGTCCAAGTTGTACCGCTATTAGTACTTACCTCAACATCATTAGTACCGCTTAGTGCATAGTAGAAGTTTCCACCTGCAAAACCCATAATTCCTAGTCCTGCACGAGTTACGTTAGTTGTACTATTCCAGTCTGGATCTGCAACACTTACTCTAGGTTCAATTTCGTACTTAGTAGTTTCGTCAAGTGTTAATTCTATTTGATTTGCACCAAGAATATTGTCCCAACCAATAGTATTTGTTGATTCTTTGTACACCGTAACTAGCTTGCTAACTTCATTATACGACTGAATCCAGCCATATTGACTTACACCTCGGCCGCTTGTAATATAAATTCTCATTCCAACAAGCTGCGCTGACAATCTTTCTTCAGATTGTGCTAGTGTAATAGTTGTTGCAGTGCCACTTTGAGCAAAATTAGTAATAAATTTATAACCTGCGCCGCCGGCTGTACTACTGTCTTCTGGTTTTAGAATTCTAACATCACTAACAGCATTATCACGGAATTCGTTCCATTCAACGTCTAGTCCTGTTCCTGCACTGTTAATAGTATTAATACTTGCACTTGTATAATGTTGTCCTGCATTAAAATATCCAAATGCTATTACTTCGTCAGTATCAGTATATGTTTTTTGTACCTGTGCTTCTAAACTTTGGTTGTTTACTTCGCCGGTAACTGGAATTTCTGTAGCTGAGAATCCTTCAGCAACTGAACCAAATGTACCATACGAGTTGTTACCGTTAGTAGCACGTAAAATACCACCTTCTTCTGCAAGATATCCAATATGTGCATAGTATGTAAACACAGATACAAGCTCAGAGCGTCCTCCATTTGAGGCCCAATACCCAATTCCGTCACTTAGTACTTGTGTAAAGTCGTTGGCAACAACACTTCTGTTTCCGCCGTTATGCAATGCACCGTCAATCTTCATACCTACACAATTATTACCAATTGTTGTAACACCTTGTACATAAGTCGACTTATCACGTACCCATACACGCTGATCATCTGGGCCTTCACCTGGGTCAAGACTTACAAATGCGCCTCCTGTTGGACGTTTTGTTCCGTAATCGTTAGCGTCTGATAGTAAACCAGTCAATCCTTTCATCGATAACTGTCTAATACCACAGCCGTTGCGTACATAGAACATGTCTAGTTCATTGTTGTTTGTAGGAATAACTAGTTCTTCTTGCGGTTGAATAATGCCGTGCAAGTTAGTTCTTTCGCTTAATATAACATCCCTTCCTTCTTCTGCAGGACGAATTGTAGTAGAACGTAATTCGTCTCCTACAATAGCAACGTCTTCAGGAACAATAATCGGAAGGATTTCTGCATAATCACCAGTCATTACACGAAT